TGCTCCTAGCGATTCAAACTAAAAAGAAGTGGCTAGATAAGGATAGATGGAAATTTAACTGTGGCGGGCTGTTTTTAAAATCAGAACAGCAGATGTTTGAGGCTTTTCAGGAGCAGGGCTGTTTGACCGATCAGCAGATTAAAAGGGCCATCAGAAGAACCGTGACTGTAGCTAAGCTGTGCGAGAATTTTAGAATAGAAAAACAAGAGGTATATCTGCCGAGCATTAAAAACTTCCCTTCTGAGCAAGACGAAACAACCTTTCTGGAAAATAGGATCCATAGAGGGTTAAGGTTGCGGTTAAAAGATAAAACTTTTGATGAGCTTGTTCCATATAGAGAAAGAATTGATATGGAAATGAAGCTGATTGTTGCCAAAAGGTTTACTCGCTATTTTCTGATTGTCTGGGATCTGATCAAATGGTGTGAGAAGGAAGATATAATGACAGGCGGTAGAGGCTCTGTTGGTGGTTCATTAGTTGCTTATCTTCTGTTTATTACTGACTGTGACCCTCTTGTTTATGGCACAGAGTTTTTTAGATTTGTTTCTGAGGAACGAGAAGATTTGCCGGACATCGATTTGGATTTTGAGGATATTAAAAGGGGTAAAGTCAGAAAGTATCTTTGTGATAAATATGGCGAGTTTAATGTGTCTGGCCTATCTAATTTTTTGACCATGAAGGGAAAAGGCGTTTTAAACGATGTAGGCAGAGTTTTCGATGTTCCCCTAGTGGAAGTAAGGGCTGCTACTAAATCGATGCTTGATGATAAGGAAAACGGCCAAATTGAAAGATCATTATCTATAAGTTCAGAATTAAGTAGGTTTAGCAAGAAATATCCTGAAATTGTAGATATTGCCAAGTCAATTGAGGGGCAGATCAGGGGTTATGGACAGCACGCGGCAGGTATCTGTATTTCTAAAAATGATCTAAGAGAAGGATATAATTGTAATCTTGTTTCCAGGTCTGGAAATGTTGTGGCTAACTGGGATATGCGCAATGCCGAGTATTGTGGCTTGATGAAATTGGATGTACTTGGCCTATCAACATTAACTATTTTAAATGAGACTAAAAGACTTGCTAAACAAAACCATAATATTGATATCGATTATAAAAATATAACTTTTGATGATCCTAAAGTGTTTGCAGAGATTACCGCAGGGCATACCACTGGAGCTTTTCAAATTAGCACACCAGGGATGACTAAATATTGTATGGAACTAGGTATAGAAAATTTTGCTATGATTTATGCAATAACGGCCCTCTATCGCCCTGGCCCAATGCAATCAGGTATGATTGAAGAGTATTCCAAACGAAAAAGAAAGAAAGCAAAGATTGAGAAAATCCACCCCATCTTTGATAAAATTACTGCAGAAACATTTGGGGTAATTGTATATCAAGAGCAGGTAATGAAAGTGGTCAATCAGCTTGCCGGAATCCCTATGGCCACCTGTAATAAGATCAGGAAGATTATAGGCAAAAGCATGGGTCACGCTGCTTTTGATAAATACAAAGAGGAATTTCTTCAGGGGTGTAAAAATTTGGGGTTAGTATCTGATGAAAAGGCAAGACAGATTTGGGATATGATGTCAAAGTTTGGTGGTTATGGATTTAATTTGAGCCATTCTGTAGAATATTCAATGAATACATATCGTTGTATGTGGTGTAAGACGTACTGCCCAGCTGAGTTTATAACAGCCTGCCTGACACTCGGTAATAAGGATAAAAACGTTGAATATATCAGAGAGGCCAGGAGATTAGGCCTGAAGATCAACTTGCCCAAAATTGGTATATCCCATCCTTTAAAATGGAATTGCGACAATAAGAAGAATCTGTTTGCCCCGTTTATATCCATCAAGGGTGTTGGCGATGTAACAGCAGAGAAAATTGCTAAGTTCAAAGAGAAAAAGAAGCGGGTAAAGAGTTTCTTTACTTTACCTGATGAGAACAAGAAGATAAACGGGATTGATGAAAAGATCATGAATATATTGAATTGTGTGAAGGCTTTTGATCCTGACTATGTAACTACTGACGAGGATTTGAGGAAGTATAAGAAGCACTTTGCGTTTTAATATTTATTTAAGTATAACGAAGAGGAAAAATGTCTAAATACAGAATTACCCAAGCTGAGCTAAAACATTCACTAAGTTATAATCCAGAAACCGGCCTTTTTACTTGGAATGTCAATAGTGGTAAAAAGGGTAAAATCGGCAAAATAGCTGGGTGTAAAAGAAAGGATGGTTATGTATTAATTGGTATTAACGGAAAACAACCACTTGCACATTGTCTTGCTTGGCTCTATATGGAAGGATATTGGCCGGAATATCAGATTGATCATAAAAATGGCATACGTGATGATAATAGGTGGAAGAATCTTCGGCACGTAACAAGAGTATGTAATTTACAAAACTCAAAATTAAGTAGTAGAAATACTTCTGGTTTTCCTGGAGTATCTTATGATAATAGGACAAAAAGATGGATTAGTCATATTTGTATTAATAATAATCAAATTAACCTTGGTCAGCATGATGATCCACTTCAAGCAGCCCTTGTAAGATTTACACTTGAACAACAATGCCCTTTATGGAAATGCAATTACCAATCGGAATTGGTTAAGGCTATAAGAAAAGCTTGGCCAGAATTCATATTTTAAGATTTTGCCTTAATGAAACTGACTTTAGGGTATATAATAAGTATAAAGTTTATAAAAAATATTAAACGATTATTTTAGAAACAACTGGAGAAAAGTAAAAATGGAAAGCATAACAAACTTATTAGAAGCCGTAGAAAACATCACAGATGATATTCAAGATAATGTTGGTTATGATGATGGGTATTGCTTAGTATTAAAAACTAATGGAAGTATATTTATCGTGACTTTTCAAGATATTGAGCTTTGGTCATCGGAAGAGGAAACAAGATTGCTTGATGATGACGATGAGCCGATAGAATTACTTGAAGACTGCTTACGCAGGAGATTAAAAGAGGAATTAATTAAACTTGCTGAATTGAAAAATGTATTGTTTGGAGAAAAGTAAATGCCTTTACATCTCGATTACCGTCCTGACTCACTTGAAAACTTTATTGGTAACCGCTCTACGGTACAGGCCTTAAAAAACACTCTAGCCAAAGAGTCCAGGCCGCACAGCTATCTATTTACGGGTGATTCGGGCTGCGGGAAAACGACACTAGCCAGGATAGCTGCAGCCAATTTAGGAATCTCCGGATTTGATTTGAAGGAAATTAATTGCTCGGACAAAAGGACATTGGAAGATGCTCGGGAAATTATCAGGAAAGCCAGAACTGCATCTCTTTTGGGTAATGGCGGAAATAAAGGATGGATTCTAGATGAGTTTCACTTATTTGGGGAAGGCGGCAACAGCCCAAAGAACAAACCACAGAATGCTCTATTAAAAATCTTAGAAGAACCACCCTCGCACGTATACTTTTTTATTTGCTCGACCGATCCACAGAACATCTTAACCACCATCAAAAGTAGATGCTCTACTTATGAAGTAAGGCCATTGTCAACCAAGCAGATTACAGAGTTATTGAGTAAAGTAGCTGGAAAAGAAATTCCTCAAGAGGTGCTTGAGCAAATCGCCAAAGATAGTTTGGGAAGGCCAAGGGAAGCGTTAACTATCTTGGAAAAGATAGTTGACTTGCCGGAAAGACAAATGTTGAGGGCCGCCAAGCAATCTGCTCAAGTAGAAAGTCAAAGTATTGATTTATGTAGAGCTTTAATTGCTGGTAAGTCATGGAAAGAAGTAAGCTCTATTTTAAAAGGGCTGGAGAAAGAGCCGGAAGAATCTATCAGGAGAAGTGTTTTAGGGTGGGCCTCTACTGTTTTGTTAAATGATGGTGATCCGCAGGCATATTTGGTTTTAGATTCTTTCCGTGAACCGTTTTATGATAGCGGCCGAGCAGGTTTGACATTAGCTTGCTACGAGGCTTTGGAGGCTGGAGAATAATGCCAAAAATTAATAGTCGCAATACTTCTGGTTTCCCTGGTGTTACATATAATGGGTTTCATCAAAAGTGGAACGGCCATATAAAAGTAAACGGCAAGAAAATCCATTTAGGATATTACAAAAATGCTCTTGAGGCGGCTTTGGCCAGATTTACTTTTGAGGTATGGTGTTCTCGGTGGAAATGTGATTATAACTCGGAACTGGTCAAGGCAATCAAAGCGTTGTGGCCGGCATTTAGATTTAGAAGAAGGAGAACAAAATGAACTACGAAGAAGATATTGAAATTGACCCATCGGCGCTTGATGTAGAATCCCTCAGGCAAGCATCTCTATTTTACCAGTATTCAAAGCTGGTGTCCGATCTGAAAAGGAAACACGCTTTGGCATGGGAGAATTTAAAAGTAATTAGAAGTGAGTTAATTTTACAAGCTGCTGAAGATAAGACTTTAAAAAATGCTCAAGCAGTTGAAGCATATTATCGTGTTCACCCAAAACATCAGGAGGCAAAAGCTGGGTTGATTCAGGCTGAATTTGAAATGAATACTGCACAAGACGCATGTAGTTCAATGCGCCAAAGAAAAGACATGATTGAGAACCTGACCAGATTGGCCATGGCCGACTACTTTGCCAGACCATCCGAACCACGGGATCTTGCTGGCGAGTCTAGTAAGAAGAGGGGTGAGCAAACCGAGCGAGTCAGAGAAAGAGCTGGCTCAAAACTTGAAGGGAGGCGAAGAAGGAAATAGAGATTCGAAAACATCGACATAGGCGATAGCCACTCAAAAGAACGTATAAACAATGTGTTTGTTTAATCCCGAAACGACGTATATGCCGAGAAAGGGATAGCCCGATATGGTTAATTCCAATCGGGCCTTTTGGGTAAAAGTACAATGCAAGAGTGGCAAAATGGAAAAGCTAGGGGTTAGGCCCGTGTAAAATTCTAGATAGATTAACACGGTAGCTGCGCGTATCCCGACCGGTAGCGCACTGGTGTATGCAGGTTCGAATCCTGCCTCTTGCAGTATTAAAATTCTAATTCAAACATGGAGAAAGCAACATGGTAAGACGTGGAAAAGTAGCAGGAAAGCAAAGAGCATCTATCCGGGATAAAGCTCGGCAGGCTGCGGAAAGCAAAGAGCGGTCAAGTGGCGGGTTAGACACCCTGAAAGATCTGCCGGACAAGATTGAGTTTTTCAAGCCGAAGATGGGTAAAGGAGTTAAGGGTGAAAACTTCTTCTCGATTATCCCTTATGAAGTAAGTATTGACAATCACCCTTTTCAAACTCCTGGTGAGTTGTGGCACGAATGTACCTACTGGCGGCATACTGTAGGGGAAGGGCAGGATAGAAAGAGCTTTATCTGCTTGGCTTCTACTGCTCAGAGTACGGAAAAACGTTGCCCTATCTGCGAGTACAGGGCCGCATTAATTAAAAGTGGTAATGATCCTGACTTGGCAGACCAGTTAAAACCAAAGCAACGGCAGCTCTTTAACATCCTTGATCACGATGATGAGGACAAAGGTATCCAAATCTTTGAGATGTCCCCTCACATGTTCGGCTTTATGTTGGATGATGAAGAGGTGGTTCAGAGCGAACGGAATTTTGATGGGAAATTCTATGCGGATGTTCAAGATGGCCTTTCTATCATTGCTCGTTTTGATCAAGGTTCTTTTGCCGGTAATAAGTTCCCTGAGATTGCTCGTATTGACTTTGAAGAGCGTAATGATTTACCGGACGAATTGATTGATGAGGCGGTGGACTTTGATGCCTGTCTCCGCATCCTTACCTATGACGAGCTGTACAAGAAATTTCATGGCTTTATTGGTGCTGAAGATGATGAGCAGGAAGAGGAAAAGCCACGCCGACCTTCCAGATCATCCAGAACCGAAGAAAAGGAAGAGGAACCGGAAGAAAAGCCAAAGAGCAGAGAACGAACCAGAAGAACAAAGGCCGAAGAGAAAGACGATGGGCAGGAACCTGAAGAAAAACCAAAACGGTCAAGAAGAAAGTCTGAGCCTGAGCCAGAAGAAGACGAGCAAGGCCCAGATGATGATAACGGCTGCCCCCACGGCCTGATGTTCGGCACTGATTGTGATACCGATGAAGTTTGTGACGACTGCGATGTATGGGAAGAATGTAAGGATGAACAAGAAGCGTTAGAGGCGGAAGGAAAGAAGGGTAAAAAAAAATAGACCACTCTACAGGCGAGTTGCCTTTCTAAATAATATGGGCGGGTGAAATATCCCGCCTTTTTAATAGTGTGAAATTTATGCCTAAAAAACGAGAATATTGGAGCACAACCAAAGCCATTGAAAAGGCGGCAGTTGTCGGAATAGAGGTGAGTCTACCAACGCTTATCAAGTGGTGCCAAGAGTATAAGCTTGGCTTCCAACTTGGTGGTAAAGGCGGGAAGTGGTACATCCTGCCGGAGAAATATATGAAATATATCCACAGTGGGAAAATAACAAACGAAACAAATTAAAAAGGTTATTCATGGAACGATCACGAAGAACAAAAGCACCAGAAACCACTAAAATAGACATACCTCTTGATGAGCAGATAAAAAGAAGAATCAGGAGGGTTGAAAGGGAAAAGAAAACCAACTCTTTTCTTTCTACTGGCTCTACTATGTTGAACCTTGCTATGTCTGACAGTGTTAATGGCGGGTGGCCTTTAGGGAGAATCTCAACTTTACCTGGACAATCTTCTGCGGGGAAAACAGTAGTGGTCCTAAGCACCTTTTGTGAGGCTTGTCTCGATTCAAGATTTAACGAATACAACTTATTTTATGATGATGTAGAAAGGCGCTGTGACTTTCACTTTGACAAACTCTTTCCACCTCTTACTGATCGATTGATGACCCCTTCTGGACTACTTTATAAAGATTTACAAAACCATTTAGATGAATCAGGAATCTCAACAACTATTCAAGATTTGAGAAATAGAATGCTGATGTTGAAGAAAGAGGGTAAACCTTTTATTTATATTGCTGATTCGCTTGATTCCTTTAGCTCTGACGAAGAATTAGATAAGGAGCTAAAGAGAGCACTAGCGGCAGCGAAAAGCCCGGAGGCAGCGAATAAGATAGCAGGATCGTTTAATGCCGAAAAGGCTAAAATAACCGGCCAGATTTTAAGAATGATAAATGATCTGGTGGCCAATACTAATTCTGTTTTTATTTTGACTCAACAGTTACGGCAGAGGATGAACCCAATGTTTGGTCAAGCCAAGTGGGTTACTTCTGGTGGCGAAGCTCCTTATTTTTATTCTCACGTTCGGCCTTATTTATCAAAGATAGGCTCAATAAAAGATTTAGGCTGTAAGACAGGGGTAAACACTAGATGTTCTATGGACAAAAACTCTGTAACTGGAAAGCTGAGGGATATAGAATTTGACATTTATTATGACATGGGTATTGATGATATCGGCTCGATGGTCAGTTTTTTATTGGAACAGAAGCATTGGAAGTCAGGGTCATGGATAGATGCTGATGATTTAGGTTTACGCGAAAATGGAAAGGATCGGTTAATTAGAGCCATTGAGGATATGGGGTTGGAACAGAAGTTGAAGCGGATAGTCCAGGCTGTTTGGAATAAAAGGGAAGATAAACTGCAACTTAATAGAAAATCGAGGTATTGAAAGATTAAAAAGTGGTATCAAGCAAACCCTTATAGGCGGAATATATGAATAATCTAAGTGATAGCGCAGAAAGTTTGCTACTTAAAACCTTTTTTATAGTTGAGGCCACTAGTTTTGAACAATTATGCCTATGGCAACAGCACAGTAATGAAAGTGTTTATAGTGTGTTTGACCAAGTTACATGGAAACAGATTTGGGGATGGCAAGTAACAGTAGGAGAACTTGATAATCGTCCGATAGCAATGACTTTGTCTTTTGTCGAAATAAATAGAAAGTTAGTGTGTTTTTATGACCCTTGCAGTCAACTAGTGGACAATAAGTTAATAGAAACTTGGTTTGATCAGAGATTTTTTGGAAAGTGGGACAGCGGAACAAGATCAGCAAAAACAGATGCAATGAATTTTCACCACTGCATCAACGCAATAAAAGATAGTTAAAGGCTAAATAAACAAATAACTGATAACCTTCTAAAACAAAAGGCTATGACAATGATAAATAATATACTTTGCTTTTTCGGTATCCATAAATATGACTACAGCGGATTCAATGGCAGAGCTTATCGAAGATGCCGCTACTGCAATAAGAAAAAGCAGGTATATTTGAAAATCTACTCTAAATGGGTGAGTTAAAGCATGAACAAGTCAAAGCAGGCAATGTTTGAGTCCTTGCTGATTCCTGTCTCAACTCGCCTTCCGCCTTATCAGGAAGGGCAGGTGTTGCTAAAGTTGGAAAACGGGCAATATTCAATCAGTACTATTCCTGATTTTCTGGCTCTTCAAAAGCGGTTGAGTACAGAGTTTTACAAAGACTATGAGCCACACAGATACTCCTGCACTAAATATTTTGTAACACATTGGATGCGGTTATTTTAATAAGTATAGATAGATTATATGAAAAAGAAATTAACTCAAAAAGAACTAAAACGTCAATTACATTACAATCCCGATACTGGTATATTTACTAGATTGGTAAGCAATCATGGCAAAGTGAAAATTGGCGATATTGCAGGTTGTATATGTAACACAACCGGGTATGTACTTATAGTAATAAATGGCGAACAATACAGGGCACATCGTTTAGCTTGGTTGTATATTAAGGGATATTTTCCAGAACATGATATCGATCATAAATTTGGCGTTCGTGATGATAATAGATGGTCTGAGATTAATCATGTGACACGAATATGTAACATGCAAAACACAAAATTATACAACAATAACAAATCTGGATTTCCAGGTGTATGCTGGCATAAATTAATAAACAAATGGGCAAGTCGAATAACAGTTAATAAAAAACAAGTAGGACTCGGATATTATAACAGCCCGCTCGAGGCTGCTTTAGCAAGATTTACCTTTGAAGTTCAATGTTCAAAATGGAAATGCAACTATAGGGGAAGACTAGTTAAAGCAATAAAGACTGCTTGGCCTGAATTTAAAATAATATATTAATGAAACGCACGAAACCGCCTATAATAAATAATGAACCAAAGCAATTAAAGACCACCGAAGTCTCTGTTTTAAGAAATCAACTTCTTGAAAAACAAAATGGAATATGCCCAATCTGCCAAAGGAAAATAAAAGATGCCTGTCTTGACCACTCACATGTTAAGCGCATTAAAGGAACAGGGCTTATACGAGGAGTTTTGTGCAGGACTTGTAACGTTTTTATTGCCAAGTCTGAAAACAATGCTGGAAGATATGGGATTTCTCAAAGCGAGTTGCCTGAAATCCTCAGATCATGTGCGGTTTATTTGGAGCAACAACATCTGCCCTATATCCATCCATCAGAGAGGCCAAAAAGACCGAGACTTCAAAAGGCTTCGTATTTAAAATTGAAAAGAATTTACAGAGGTAAGGCAAAGTTTCCCGAATATAATAAAAAGTCTTGTTTGTTGACGGCAAAATTAGCCGCTTTATTTAAAAAATATGGAATAGAACCTACTTTTTATAAATAAATTATAGGAGGACAGGATCATGAAAACCTTAATTAAAGGTATTATTGCGATAGCAGCACTGTCCGGCTGTATATACCTTGAGTATAATGATATATCAAGTTGGTTATGGTTTGTCTTTGTCGGAATTTGTTTATTAATGATTCCTGTTTCTTCTTCAAATAAATAAAAAATGAAATAAAAAGTAGAAAACTTATTAAATATAACCTATAATATAGGTGTGGATAGGATATCGAGTCCGAAAAAGAGGTAACGTCAACCTCTCTTCCACACCTTTCTTTGACGATAACCTTTTGACGAGGGGTTTCAAAATGCTTACACAAGCTGAATTAAAAAGACAACTTTATTATAATCCAGAAACAGGGTTATTTACTTGGAAAATTAGTAAATGTAACAATAAAATAAAAATAGGCGATGTTGCCGGATATCTTGGCGAAGATGGATATATTCAAATTAGAATAAACAGTATATTATATCGTGCACATCGTTTAGCTTGGTTGTATATTAAGGGATATTTTCCAGAACATGATATCGATCACAAGTTTGGAATTAAGGATGATAATCGTTGGTCTGAAATTCAACATGTAACGAGATCTTGTAATTTACAAAATCAAAAGATTGATAAACGCAATTCATCTGGATTTCCAGGTGTAATATTACACAAAAAGAATGGAAAATGGCACAGCCAAGTAACAATTAACAAAAAAACGTATTCATCTTGGGTTTTATGATACTTCTCTTGATGCCGCTTTAGCAAGATTTACTTTTGAAGATCAATGCCCCTTATGGACTTGTAATTATCGTTCTGAGTTAGCAAAAGCTATAAAAAGATCATGGCCAAAGTTTAAAATAATAAATGCCAGAAAAAGAACAAAATGGAGTATAATTAGATGATTACTCAAGTAAAGATTGAAAACTACGAATCACATCGATTGTCCATTATCAATCTCCATCCCGGCCTTAATATAATTGTCGGCGAATCTGATCGTGGTAAATCAGGGTTCTTCAGGGCTTTTAATAAGTGTCGAACCAACGCTCCTCTGGGTAGTGGGATGCGCCCGCTGTATTGGGAGGGAGACGGGCTCGTCAAAGTAACTTTTGAGGAAGGTCAATCTGTTTCCTGGCACCAAAAGAAATCCGGCAACTTCTATCAAGTAAACGATTCAGATTTAATGAATGCGGGCACCAGTGTTCCAGAAGAAGTAAAAGCCATTTTTAATATGCAGGAAATCAATTGTCAAACCCAAATAGACAGATCCTTCTTAATGTTTGAGACAGCAGGGGAAAGAGGGCGGATACTCAATAAACTGGCTGGCCTTGACAAGATAGATAGTACCATCTC